GTCCTAGGTACATAGCCGGGTATTCCAGTCACAGCTTCTTGAAGAGATCGCTTGCTTTGAAATTCTATTGTAGGCTTGCAATTGTTGTTAAACATGATCGTCACATCATCTATCGCAAGCTCAATATCTTTTCTCGGAAAGGGAATATGCGGGACGTAGTTCTTTAATCCATTTCGGATAGCCATTTGTCCCTGGTCACCATTTTGACTGAGGTTGGCCGGAATTCGTTTGGCGGGTCCAAACACACCAAAACATTTACTCTTTTGAATAGTTGTTTTTGTGGCGTGATGGATATTCATGCTTGAGGTTGCTCTACCGTTGGTTTCGAGCTCTACCGGGATATTGATTCTCTTTGAATCTTTTTCACTCAACTTAACGAGTTTACCATGTGCATCTTTTATATGATCTGTGTGCCATCCAAAGCTATCACGTATCATCTCGCTACTCAAAGCGTTAAAATATGCATAAGTCCCATTGCAGGCGCTCATGACTCCCACGATTCGGCAGGTTGTTTTATCGATAAGAACACTTCCACATGCTGTTTTCATCCCTGTGGGGTTAGGGTTGGTGCACTTGTAGCCATTGACTAAAACTGACACATTCTTGTGGCCTGGGGCCCAAAGTCTGACGTCGTTGTTGTCATAGGTCAAATGCTCCATTGAAAGCTGGACATTTTCAGCAGGGTAGACCTCTCCTTGTTCTCCAATTCGGTGAGGATCATAAATGATGAAATTATCACTATTCATGTGGTTGTTCGTTTCAGATATCACATACCTCAAGATGTTGTTTGTTGTGAAATCGCCAATGTCGAGGGTGAAAGATACGAGGTCTGAACCTCCAGCATCTACTCCGAATGTATGCTTGTTCATTTCGAAGAAACTTGAAAGAGAAATTTCTTTCTCCAAAGCTTGACCACCACGACAAGTCTTCTTCAAGACCACAGGATGTCGAATTCCTATCTTTTCTTTACAGATTTCGCTGTGTTCGGTTGTGCCATTCCTATCAATGCATTCTCCATCGCAAAACACTCCAGATTGGTAATCGCCTAAGATTTTAGCAGACAATTGTGCAATCAGAGTGGCGAATGCATGTAATTGGGTGACATAGAACTGGGAATTCACAGAAACCGAACGCACAATGAGGTTGTTTTCTCTCGTAGTTAACTCAAGGATCGATTCTTCAAAGGTTTTAATCAAAGAATCATACTCAGTGTCTAAGGATGGATGGGCTACCTTAAGACCTCTGAATGGACGAGTTAACCTGGGTTGCTTCAAGCGAGCACGGAAACGAGTTTTTATGTCTCCACTTGTCATCAAGGCTGGATGAGCTTCATCCATGTTGGTTGGGATCTGTTGTTCTGGGGCTTCTGGTTCTGACTTCTTGTCGTAAAACAGCCGTTTTAATGTGTAAACAGCTGCCACAACTGAAAGGCCAATACCTATAGCTGATAGAAGATCGGAATGTTTTCCAAACCAACTTTCTCTTGATGCTTGTTCTCTGAATTGGTCACATTCGCGTGTGAATTGTTCTATTGGTCTGAATCGTAATGGAAAATCCTCTGGGAGTTCCACTTCTTTACTCTTGTATTTTTCGACAAGGTTAGAGAAGAATGATTTTTCGATTGCTATCCAATTACAATACGCACAACATGGTTCCTCGGAAAGGTAATATGTTTCGTCTGTACCATTATCATAATGTTGCCAATAATAACCAGTTGGGTTGTATGTTGGCTCAATGAGCTCAGAGTAAAAGTGTTCGTGGAAACAAGATGGTGGGGTGATTTGCTCGGTCTCTTTGTTGAGATGGAAGAATGTACCGAGATTTTTCCAAAAGGCCGATGGATGGGCACTATTTGGAATATTCTCCTCACCAATCGCTTCTGTAAATTCTTCATCAGTTAGAACGTTGTTGAATGCTTCGATCGTACTTTCTGGAGTCATTATTGCACAAAATCTTGGATCTTGTGTGTATGTCTTCATCTCCATAATCGTCTGTTCGAATTTTTCATTTTCTTGTTTAAGAAAAACGCTCGCACACCGAAGAATTTTCGCTTTCATTGTCGGATAATCAACCAAATTACCAATCTTTCGCATTTCTTGTACCGGGTCTATTTGCTGAAAAGATAGATGTTTTCTATCAGCAAATTTTCCTTTGTTCATTTCAACACAAAGGGGGCATCCAAAGCTGAAGAGAGCACAATCTGAGCAGTTCTGGTAAACAGTAAAGTCCACCGTCACTTCAAAGACTATGTTACGTCTTGACCATACCAATTCTTTTCCAATACCGTTAAATTTTGGATAGGCAAAGTTAGACGCACATGCTACAATCTTCGCTTCGGAAACCATTCCTTTGGTCTCGAAAGCTTTTGGTACTTCCCATGTTGCTGCTCCTTTTGCAGAACAGAGCCTAGCGCAATCACTATCAGAAGCTTCAGTTGGTGTTATTCTCATGAAGTCATCAAAGATGATTACGTTTTGGCCTTCATAACCATTCCAGAATTTGTCACTCTCCGGAACGATATACATGGGGTCTGTACGATTGATTGGTTCGATGTTGTTTTGCTTCATTATCTCTTCGCAGAGTTCACGAAGCATATGGGATTTTCCGATTTGGGTTCCTTTTCCTGCTATGTAAAAACAGAAAGGATCAAATTTCACTGCTGAAACATGGGCAACTAAGCCTAGTTTATCACGCACTGATCTTAACCGTGTGAGGGCTTGAGATACTGTGCCTAATAAAGTCGACTTCTTAGTTCTAGAAAGTTTAAGAACTAGAGTTTCGCCTTGTTTAACGCAGATATTTATGATCCTTCCCGCTTTTCTATTCTTCTTGAGTCTACTCAGAATCGTCGCATCCGTTAGGATATTCACGCGAGTCATCCAGGTATCGAATGATTTATCGTCAAGATACTCAAGTATAGCGCTCGATGGTGCAATCTTGCTACACACAAAGATAACACATCGTTTACAAAATTGTAGAATTGCTTTAATGAACTCAAGTGTTCGCATATGCATTCCACCTCCAGTTGTAAACATAATGTGTATCCTATCAGTGAAGCTAGATGCTGTGCTTGTCTTAGCACCAAACATCGAACAACAAGCAGAAATTAAAACCGAAGAAAGTGAAGCAACTTCATCAATATCATCATCTATGTTAGCAGTAGGCCTTACTTTTTCAAGTAACCAATAATACGCACTCCTAAGAGCAGCAGTAACTGGGGCCAAGAATTTGATACTGATGAAACGGAAAGAGACTAGAATTTGCGCGACAGAAATGCCAAAAGTTGTCAATGTGGGATTTGCTACGACATGTGCGATTTGGGTGATCAGGGTTCCAAGTAGAACCTCTGGTCCTCCATTATCGAACATTTGTCTAAGAAAATCCTCCAAAGTAGAGGTTAATGAGGCCACATTTTTGGCAGCATCGCGTAATTCTTTGTCCAAATCCTTTGAGAAAAGACCCATGCAAGGGGTTGCACGAGTTTTTTGCAAAATCACAGGTGGATAAAAGTCGAGGGGAGGCAATTCATATCGTGAGGCTCTAATGGGGAAGCCGTTAAACATGATCATTTGCCC